TCTGAACAACAGCCGTAGGCACCTTGCCACCCAGAGGCACCCAATCCTCCCCTAATTCAAAATATTGTGACGGGTTTTCCGACTTGTTGTCGTAACCTGCGAATATCTTGTGGAAGCCGATGGCTTTTTTTAATTCTGCCAAGAAAGGCTTATACATTGACGAATCAATTGATATCACTTCCTCGAACTCAAACACCACACGTATGTAACCGCTGTTGGTTTTTGATCTCCAAGAGGGCATGCATTTGACGCACTTGGCTGAGATTATGTCGTCCACATTGACCCAATCAACGGGTGCGTCATAGTCAGCGGCTACCCCATGTATCTTAGCTACTTTGTTTTCACCCTCGATCCTTGAGTTTGGTGCCAAACCTTCTGCCAAACTATAAAAGCAGTGATCTGTGTTTTTCTTAGCACACCACTCTCTATATGCCGCTTTAGATTTAAAATTCGGTTTAGCGGGCGTTTTAATTTTCGACATGTCATCACATGCCGTGCATTTCTTTGCTCTAAGATTTTTAATGTATCGGTATTTCATTTTTCATATCTTGTTAATATTGAACCTTCAGCGGCAACAGGTATGTCCGGTATCCATTCAGGTGGTTTGGACATAATAGCTATAATGCTTTCTAAGGTTTCATCTGCCTTATCAGCATCTTCTTCAACAACTACTTCATCGTGTACGTGCATAATTATTTTGTGCCCAGCACTGTTTAACCTCAACAGCATTTCAGAGAAAATATCCCTCGCCAATGCTTGACTTGCGTTCTCCGCAACCAACCCTCCCCAAAGTCGAACTGTGACATTTTTCCCGTGTCTAGGGATGTTAGATGTAAAGTGCAACCTCCCATCTTCCGGCCATGCTTGCAACACCCCGTAGTTAATTGACCTGCCACTGGGTAGGTCTATGACAAAAGGTGTAGGTATTTGCTCACTAGCTATGTGCGAACTTTCTATGTCTGTGTTGTATGAGTTCCAAAGACTCTTCACTTTACCCATCTTGTTTCGGTATTTATTAACACGCTTCTTCGCTTCTTGTTTGCTAATCCCAGACATTTTAGCAAACCGTTCAGCCCCCGCTCCGTAGCCACACCCAAGTACCATGCCTTTTACTGCGTGTCTGAGTTTTGGGTTTTGCTTTATAGATCCGTCTTGCGCATCCCACATGCCAAATCGAATAGCAAAAGCTTCATATATGTCCTCAGTGTTTTTTATTTCTTCCAGCATTTCGTGGTCGTTAGCCAACCAGCATAGTGTCCTAACTTCAATCTGAGAAAGATCGACAACGATTAATCTTTTGTCAGATTTAGGTGATATTAAATGCCTCAAATTCACACCAAACATTTCTTCCCTTGGTAAATTTTGTAAGTTCAGGTTGCCACCAGACCCACTAAACCTGCCCGTATGCGCTCCAAAATACATACACCCACCGTAATACCTGCCATCTGAAATCGTAGCGTAATCAAAACTCTCAAGTTTCTTTTTAAGGGAGTTTATTCTGCGCCAGTTCTTTACTGCGGTGACCCACTTATGTTTTTTACTGTGGTATTCAATCCATTCCTGCGCCTCAGAATCAGATTCTGCCAAGCTAGTCGGGGGTTCTATGCCCACCAAAAGACACTGTTCGTCGAATGCCGCCCTACTTAAAAGTGGTCGTTCACCCAACCAAGGTATGTCTTCTTCCGCTTCAAATAGTTTTACCTTTATTGTTTCAAGTTGTTCTCTAAGTAATGCCTCGTCAATTGGTATGCCTCGCTGAACGATCAACCTGTTTAGTTTACTTACGTCCCGCTCGAACTTAGGCCAATCTTGGTTCAAAGATTCCCAAAGTCTGAGGCACAACTCACTGTCTTTAAGCGCGTATTCACTGACCTCGTCTTTAAAATCGTCAACCATATCTGACCATTTCTTACCAGACATGTTATCTCTTGTCGTCTTATCCACAGACAAGTTATACAACTGTGCCGTAGCCCCCTTCAGCGATCTAGGTAGTTTGCAGTAAGCGCACATATCAGCCGTGCAATACCAGTTATCGGGGCGGCAAGAACCCCACCAACCCTGCTCAACACCGTAGAGATAAAGTGTTTCGTCAAAGCTAGCGTTGTGCGACAAAACTATACCTCCATCCAGAATTCCCCAGTCAAAATCTTTGGGGTGTCCGACATACTTAGTTCCGTCTGTGCCCACTACCGACACTAAGTAAGCATCAAACTTTGGGTGGCTGAAGTAACCAAGAGTTCCGAGTGTTTTTATACTACACTCTTTGTCATAGTAAGTTTCAAAATCTACGGCAAAAATATTCATGATGATGATGCGTGCAAAATAATACCCCGTCCTCCGATTAGTAAGGAGCGGGGTATATAAGGGCTTTTATGCGATTACCCTTAGGGTGATGAAATTAACCAGCTATACACAGACAAAGCCGCCGCAATACCCAATCCCCACCAAGGATCAATTAGGTTTTATTAGTTTTATTTCCTGCTGTTCAGGAAGTGTCTTAATTGAATCTTCAAGACTTTCTTTAATCAACTTAGTAGCGGCTAAGTCAAGCTTTGAATTTTCAATGGCAACATGCATTTTGTCTATCGTCTCTTCCAAGTTCTTGACTTCACGCTCAAGAATTGTTTTTCTGTCTAGTTCCAATGCCATTACTTAACAAACCCCTCCACGAAACTTTGAACCTCTTTGCTTGGTTCTTCGTTAGTAATCGTAAGAGAAGGGGCATACCAGCTATACTTACCTCTAGTGATTAGAGTTGACTGGAAGTTCCACAACCTTTTGTGAATAGGGGTATCTTTGTTAAATACCGCAAAGGTGGCAAGACGTTTGAATGTTTGCCTATACGCATCTTTAGCCACGTTAATTCGACCAAGTGCGTAGTTTGCTTTACCTATTGGGAAGGGGTAAGACTGAACATCATCACCACCTTTGAACAGTAGTGTGATTTCCGCGAATTCCAAAATTGGGTATTCAGAGTCCAGCCCCAGTTGATGCTTTTCTTCCGAAGTGTTCGCGATACGCGGCACATCATCAGAGTCAAAAGGCACATCTTCTCTCCATGCCTTTACTGCCATCAAAGGAACAACTTGTACAGCTTCCTCTGGTTCTGACAAAATAAAGGTCTTGTCCAAAACAAGAGATCCAGTTGGCGCAGGTTTGCCGTCCGCGCCTGTTATATCGCTTGTTTTTTGCACGACATTGACTCTGGGGATGTCAATATCTGATTGGTCTAACGTCTCCGAAATAGCGGATGTTGTTAGGCTACTAGATGGAGCTTTTGCAAGCTCAGTGTTATCACTCATTTCTATGCTTCTTTTTATTCTTTGTTTCTTGCTTATCCCTACGACAAAGTTTGTCGAGGGGGTGATTTTTCTATGATGCCTGATGTCTCGCAGGTTTCTATAAACTCGTCCGCACGTTTGCGCTTTTCGCCTCTGCTAGCGTTGTCGCCTATGGCTTTAGCTATTTTAGCAAGGGGCAAGCTCACTTGGTCGATTACACCCTCCGGCGTAAGACCAAAATCAGACGCAATGTTTAATAGTGTTTTATTGTCGGTAACTTTTCTAGTACCCCCCGTGCTTTTTAGTTGCAGATTAGGAAATTCCATACCGTCCTTCGCAAGATTTACAGCACGTTTCTTAAATCTATCCGCCCACGCGGATACAATTTTCGCTATAGCCCATAGGTCTTCTACGACCATCGGATCTTCCACCGAGTCAATGTCCACATCTGGCAACCGAGGGTTAATCTTTTTTGCCACCTCAACAACAAGACCACCAAGTGCGGGGCACACATCTTCAAACTTACAAAACCTGCAATTGACTGTCGGTGTAAGTTCTGAGAGGTCGGGCGTACCGTTCTCCCATTTGGGTCTTACTTTCTCTGCCGCGAGTATAACAGTAGAAAGATCGTCAATCATATCTTCTAAGTCATTGCGGTGAAACCTATGGGACAAAATTTCGTTTCTTTGTGGGATAAAGAATACAAAGTCAATAGTTTCTAAATCTGGAAATTTTTGAAAGCAACCAACTGTATAAGCTTTGGATTGCCAGTTTTTATCGGGGGTGTCGATGACCGATATACCTGTCTTATAGTCAATCAACACCCCCGTTTCCCCCTCATACACGTTAAGAAAGTCGCACGTACCGTAGGTAGAAGTACCTTTTAGTTCTATATCCAAAAGTATTTCAGCATGACTTGCAGTCAGTTCTTTGCCCGCATAGTTCTGCAAATACTCGTTCTGGTCTGCTATTATCTCAGAGTAAATAGATACCTCTTCTTCACTTTGCAGGTTTGAGGGATCATTTATTTCTATGGCTTCGTGGATGCGAGTGCCCATTTCAGCCGCCGCGCTTGATCCGTCCCTGCCCTTATATCCAGCACAGCCAGCACAGTATTTAAGACTGCTTGGCGAAAACTCTGCGTGACCCCGTTCGGAGTGGTCTGGTTGATTCATGCGCCAACCCTCTCACAGCCCCAGCATATTATCAAAGACTTTTTTCAATATTTTTTAGACCCCACACATACCTAGCGATCAGGAACGCATCCACCATACCATCGTGAGGTCTTCGGCATCTTTTGTTTTTAAGCCAACTTTCTTCTGGCGCGATAGATTCCGCCACAGATAAAGCGGTTTCTTTCGTTTTCCCTTTCGGTCTATAGCCCAGCATAGATTTTTGCCATTTGTGCACTGACACCCTGAGGACATCATATTGGTTTGTTTCTGCCATCCCAATAATTTTTCCGAAGCTGAGTGCCATTGAGCGCACAGCTTGCGAACTTTTCGCGTGGGCGAGCGGCTCTTCTACGGCTATCAAAAAGGGTGTATTAAAATCTAGTAGCCACTCTTTTATTTTTATGGTGTCTACTTCCCGTTTCTTGTGCACCCATTTAGTGGGCATAGCGGTTTTGGCAATAAGACTCCCGTCAAATTTAGCAATGGCACAAATACCGCCATCAAGACCATTATCAATTCCTACGATCAAAATAGGTTCAGTGTAACAATCAGACCATCACCCGTTGCTGGGGTGTATACAAACACATTTTTCTTTAAGCCTTGTATAAAAGCTATCTCTGCGGCTGTGCTTGGAATTATTCTGTAGAACGCACCTTCGAGTTGTTTAGTTTCAAAAGTAAAATCGTTATCGAGTTGCT